CTTTTATCATTGGAGCGTTATACACTTTTACAAGGTGTACGCCCAATATTCTACTTTCGATTGCATCACTTCCGATTGTACTTGTATTGTATGTCGAAGGCAATGTAATGTTCCGAAAAGCGACGCGGATTTTATCCCCTATTTCGCCGATTTTCGCCCGAACGCTGTCTCCGTCTTTGTCCTTGCTACAAGTTGCGTAAATCTCTATCGAGAAAGAAACCAACGCATGATGTTGCCTGTCAAAGTGAGTTGCGCCCGCTTCCGTTAAATTTGCGTCCCAAACCTCATCCCCTACCATAATGACGACATTAGGTTTTGAACCCGCAAAAGCCGCCGCGTCATTTTCAATGGTAGGTAGGGTGTTGAAATCTGTTACCGTTGCAACCGCCGTTGCAACCGTATTATAGATATATTCGTAGGTAGTTGCCACGTTATGCCGCCTCGAAAATCTGTCTTACCCGCTCCAAAACGTCGGTTGAAATTCTCGGAATTGCCTCACTCTGAAAAGCAGCCGTTGCGTTGTCGAAATACGCTCTTTTTTTGATATTTACGCCGCCCTTTTTCATGACTGACAGCGCGATAATCTTGTAGAATTGTTGCTTCGTCTTGGCATATTGCGCCCAAAAAAATTTGTGCATATTGCCTTTACTCGCAATAAAACCGCCGACGTTGTGGATATTGGCATACGGTTTGTTAGACTGAAACGTTCCGGTTATGCCCTTGCTTCCGACGCGAATAATAGAATCAGTCCGAAAAGAATCGGCAAGTCCGCCTTCGGGTGTATTACTATGAAGTCTATCCCCTGCATTGAACGTTGCGGCGGCTAACTTACTTTGTTCCATTTCGCTTTCAATGTAAGCGGGAAAATCTTCCTGCAATTCTTGTGCGATTTCCTGCATTACCAAAGGTAGGGCTTTAATCGTTTTTAGTATTCGGCTTTCAACAGAATCGGTCATACGGGTATCCTTCGGTAGTTCTTCAATCTCTTATGCCACTTTGGACGCAAGTTTTCAAACGTTTCATTAGTAGCAAATCCGTCAATCGTGCGACTTGTCCCTAACTTTGCAAGACGCGCCGCCCCGTTGGGGCTTTCATCAAACTTGACAGCAACCATTTCCTTAAGAACCGCGTTAATTTCAGCAGGCATTGAGCCGGAAGCATAGCCGATTGTTGCCACTACTTTGTAATTTTGCCGCCCTTCGATAAGAGTGCCGTTATAGAAAAGTGATGTTACCCCGCCACTTTTTAGTGTGGTGTAATCGGAACTGCTTATAGCCGTCCAACTGTCGAAAGGCGTATCTCGGTACGACAAGGAAGCAACCGCCGAAACGGGCAAAGTTGAAATGATATATTCATTAGTACCGTTGCCATCAAAAATAAACGTCCGGCTGCTTTCTTCAAAACGTTGTCCGCAATAGGTTTCTATTTCGTTTGTTGCTTCTGTAATTAACTCTGTCAGAAACGAATCATAGCCCGTTTCTGCACTGTCAATTTTCATATATGTTTTCGCCGTCGCAACTGAAATAATCATATTACTTGCGCCCCGTTCATTGGCCGCATTTTGGAATTTGCCATTTCCCGTAAGTGTGCTATTGTGTCTATTTCGGCAAATAACATCCACAAACGATATATTGAGTGATAGTCTTCGGTGTTGCTATTCACTTCTAAATCTTTTGCTAATCCCTGTAATCTTTTCATCGTTTTTTTGAAGTTATCAATGGGGTTTTTATAGCCAATATGGAAAATCCTTATTGCCGAATCACTCACCATTCCGCTCCGCTCCACGATTGACGGTTTTATTTGTTCGTGTGTGCCTTCTGTGAAACGATACCGTTGCAATTCGCCTGTGACGTGGTTATTCGGCTTAAAAAGCCGAATAGCAGGGTCTATAACATCTTGGCTTAAAATAACGTCTTGTTCGCCCATGACGCAACGCGAAATATCCTTATTCGGAGAATATATGCTTTGCACCTTACAATAAACAGCGTCTAAATTTGGAGTATTTATTACATCTAAAACGGCATCAGTGTCTAAACATAACCGTTCATCAGAATCTAAAAACAGCACCCATTCGGTAAGGACGCAGTCAAGCGCAAGGTTCTTAGCGCGTCCGTAATTGAAAATTCCGGTATAGGTATATTTTGCAACGGTATTCCGCTCTTCGGTTGCTAGTTTCACCGCTCGCTCAATTTCGCCTTTTTCAGTGTGCAGTACAACAATTGAAGCACCCTGCATTTGAAGCGGCATAGTCGAATGAAGCAAGTCCGGTATGAAATGACTGTGTTCTTTGCACGTTACGACGCAAATAGTCAAATTAGAAAACGGGTAATGCACTTCGGGTTGCGCCGCCGCCGCTCCGAAAACCTTACCACCGTTGTTTTGTACCGCTTGTTCCAACGCTCTTACACCCGAAGGCGGGGCGGCTTGACTTGGTACTAAGTTTCCCGCCGAATTTAACGCCCGAACCCTTGCATCTATTCTTTCTTCTGCTGTCATATTTCCCCCTATAAAATTTGGGGCGGCTTGAAATTCCGCCCCTTAGAAAGTATGTTTTTACGTTGTCGGCAATACCGCAAGTCCGCCTAATCCTAAGCCCGTTGCTGTCGGAGTAGTAACGTCGGAGTTGTGGAAAACCGCCATTGCCGAAATGTCAACACCCGTTAAATTGCCTACCGTAAGGACGGGCAATACGTACCGTTTTCGCCCTGCTGTTGGGAATGAAAACGCCCAAATGGTATGGTCTGACGTTGCGGCAAAAGTGCTGAATGACAATCCTGTAATGTCCGCAGGGCTTGTTAATGACGTTGCGGACGCTTTCGTATCGCTCTCTGTCATTTTGAAAGCGGTTGCGGCTACGTCGGTAGAACCGACTTGAAAATAAACGGTACATTGGTTATGTCCGGCAAGGTCAATAACCTGACTTGCCGCCGTGCCGTTGTTTAGCCGCGTATTGTGAATAACAGGTACTACTGCTTGATTTGGTTGCATCGTGTTTTTTCTCCTTTATATTAGTTATTAGGACGCTTTAAGACGCAAACCGACATACGCGCCGGATTGTACGGTAGAACCGTCGGCGGCAATAGATTGTTCGCCATGCACGACGTAGTCAAGCATTTCGATACCCTTTGTTGCAATCAGGTTTTGCGTCCAATCCACATCGTTTTGGGTTGCGGTTTCGATTTGCAAACCGCCCTGCGTACCGTAGTAAGCAGAAGCGGAAAAATCCCCGAACAAGATACCTAAGACGCTGTTACCTTCTGCGGGTAAAGTGTCAGACGTAATAACGGGGAAACCTAAGAACTTTTGATTTCCAACGCCGTTAATTATTTCTTGTCCGGTTGCACCCCCCGCCGATTGAATTAGGATTTCAGCCGCCGCCCATGCGTCGCGGTTCATTATCCATTTTGCATTAGTGCGATAGCGCGAACGAAGTTTGTTCTTCGTAGCAATAAAATCGGCAAGGGTTAATTCAGAGTAGGCATTTCCCGCGCCTATACGTACCCCGACGCTATCTGTCGAAGTGGAAGTAAAAGCAAGCCCTAATTTTGTGGCAAGTCCGACAATGTTTCCATACGCCGAAGTGCCATCGCCGATTAGAAAAGCAGATTCTTTCTTATAGGCAGCCGATTCGGCGAATTTACGCGCGATAAGCGGGACAAGCGCAACCGCCGATGTTTCATCAAGCAATCGGCTGTATTTCGTCAAATGACCTAAGCCCCTTACGTCCAAATTGATTTGGCTGCCCGTCATGTTTGACGCTGTTACGGCTGCACCTTCGGCAAGCCAATAACCCGTTGCGCCTGTATCAATTCGGGGCAATGAAATTTGCTTTAATCCCGCCATATTGATTTGCATACCCAACAGCGAAAAAGAGGCGTATTGTTCCGCGTAATCGGCTACGGTGTTATCGAAACCAACAGGGACAAGAAAGCCCATCGTTCCGGCATTCCCCGCCGTTGCGGTTTTTAAGCCCATGCTTACGAGTTCTTCGCTGTATTTAGTGAATTTCACGGCGGCGTTACTCTGTGGAGAATAGCGTATTTCAGCCGCCGCTTCTGTCATCAGCAGAAACTTTGCCGCAATATGCAAATCTTTTTCAGTCCCCTTCCATCCTGTCGGTCTGTGCCAAGCCGTTGCAGGGACGGTATTTAGCCCCGTTGCCAATTCTGCGAGCGGGTTCATTGTTGCTTTTAAGGCATTTTGCAAAGTAAGGTCGTTTTGGATTTGTTGCGCCTTAATTGCGTCGTTTTGCTTTTCAAGTGCCTTTGTAATTTCAGGCACAAGGTTTTCAACCGTTTTTGTTACTGTAACGCCAATTGCGTCAAGTAATTCCTGCGGCAAACCTGTTGTTGTTGTTGTTGCTTCGTCGGGCATATTATTTCCCTTGTAAGTAGTTTGTTAGTTTCTCAATCGCTGTCTTTGACGGAGCGGCAACCGTCGGAGTAATTACCGGATTTTCCATAGCGTCTATTTTAGCCATCATTGCGCCGCTTGCCGTGTTCAATTCTACAATCATGGTATGAATTTTCCGCATAGCATCTCGATTTACTTTGCTTAGTTCCGTACCAACCTTTACAATCTCTGACGGGTTTTCCGCCTCTTGCAATTCATTAAATTCTGTCAGTATTGACTTGAAAACAGCGTCGTTCCGCCAATCCGCCGGAGTAGGTGTTAGGGACGCTTCGCACAATATCCACTGCCGTATTTCGCCCGTATCGGAAAGACGCAAGGTATGACTTGCCGTACCGGAACTCCATCCGAGTTTAGATTTCAAACCTAACTCTCGTATCATTGCGGCGTAACGTTCGGCTTTTTGAACTTCATCTTCAAAAAAATCCTTTATCGCGTCGGAAGTTAGTACGCCCCGTGCAAAAATCCCTGTTTCATCCCTTTTTAATTTGACACTACCTAATAGCGTTTTCTGCGTTTCATTGTTGAAACCGTGATGGTAAAACACGGGTAATTCCGTAGCATAGCCGTAGAAAGTGCGGGGGGAAAAAAATTGCCCGTCTAAATCCCTTTCCGCTTCACTGCCATACTGCACAAGATAGCCGCTAACTTCTGTACCGTCTATTTTAAGTTCCGCGCCTTTTTTTATTGTCGTTTCCATGCTTGACTTGGTTAAAATGGAAAATGCCACGTACGCCGATTAGGGCATACGTGGCAGGGCTGATTACCGCCGCGATTTGGGCTATATGTTAAACCGATTAGATTAGGTCTTTGCTTTTCCCGCCTTAGGTGCAACCGCCGCAAGCAACTCTAAAACGTCCTTCCTTGTCATAACGCTGTTGTCGTCAGTTCCGCCGGACGCGGCACGGAGTTCTAACAATTCACCCGTGTTTTTATTCGTTACTGTTACAACGCCGGATTTCTCGGCTATCTTGCCGTTATTAAGAACGTTCATATTGCCCTGCTAAAAATGTTTTACAAAGATAAGGAAAAGATTTAACTTTCTCTAAAAAGAATATAAAAAATCCTTCGTAATTGATTTTTCCCCTTGTCCGTATCGCTTAATTGGCGCACTGCTTCAACTACCCTTGCGCGTTGTTTGCGAAAAGGCGTTTCATCTTCGGCCGGCATATTTAGTTCGGGCGCGGGTTGCTGTTTTGACATAAAACGCTTTTATTCGATTTGTCGTTATACTTCGTTTCTAAGTGAATTTGAAAGCCGTCCGGCAACTTTGCGGCGGCTATCCAAGACGGCGTACCGTCCGGCAATGTGCAACGAAAGAACGTTTCGGGATAGCCGGACATCGTTATTTCTTCAAATACGCCGGAAGATACGATTTTCATTCTTTGCCCCAACGCAGATAGTTGTCCTTAATCGTAAAACCGTCGGAGCGTAATAACTCGTATGCTTTTTCTTGGTCTGACGGCGAAAAATCTTCTATTTCAAGATATAGCGAGAATTGCCCCTCTCTTGCCGCTTCTCTTGCTTCGTCCTTTATATGCCGAACTTGGTTTTCTACGGAATGAAATTCGGCGGCTATCTCGTAGAGTTCTTCGGCAAGGTTTTTAGTTCGGGCGGCTGTACTTATCCGTCTAATTCTGCCGTCTTCGTTGGTAACTTCATAGTAACTCATATCTTCTCGCTCCAATCAAGCCAAACTTTTGCAAGGTACGGAGTAGGATTATGCCAATTCTGATGGTACTCACCATAAACAAAAAAACCAAACTTTGCTAATTCTTCCTGTAACATGTTATCGTACAATACATAAGAATCTACCTCCATTTTTAGCAGTCCATTACTTGCCGCTTCTGCTGCCATTTCCTTTATCCGTGCAACACGTTTTTCAATAGAGTTAAAGTTTGCCGCTTGCTCTCGTAGTGTTTCGGCGAAAGTCCGGCTTCTTTTTTCGCTTTCAACAGGCGGTGCTTTTCGGACAAGGTTTGCGCCTTTCATTTCTACGCACGAACCATTGGAGTAGAAACGACGTTTTAAGCCCTTATTATTTTGTGCCAAATAGTGGATTACTTGGAAGTCAATTTTCGTGCCGTCAGGGTGTTGGCAAGTATGCTCTATCTTATCCTTTACTTGCCACAACTCTTTTCCTTCGTCTTCATACCATTGCCCTCTTTCTAAGGATAGCGGTTCAATCTTTCTGATAAGGTTTTTACCATGTGTGTAGTCCATCAAATTACACGGCGCGTACTTTCCGTCCGCATTAAAATCTCGTATCGTTTGGTTATTTATACCTACGAAAATTTCTTTAGAAGAACGCATTATATCCCAAAATAAGCCGCTTTCGTCTTCGTAACGTTCTCCGATTTCTAAAGATAGTGGTTCAATCTTTCTGATAAGGTTTGCGGCTTTCCATTCAAGACTTATCCCGTCGGGACGAAAACGACGTTTTTTGCCCCTGTTATTTTGCGCTTCAAAATCAGTTCTCGCATAGTTCATTTCTGTGCAAGTATGCTCTATCTTATCCTTTACTTGCCACAACTCTTTTTCTTCGTCTTCGTACCATTGCCCCTCTTCTAATTGCAAGGGCGCGGCGGCGTTTTTTGCCTCTCTCTCATTTTTTGCCCCTTCGTCGTATGCCTTGCGGAATTTTTCTACGTCCTTCGCTTCTAAATCGAAACTTATTTGCTTTCCGAAAACTTCTAAGGTTAAAAGTCTTGCGTTAGGCATGATTTCTTTGAAAACTAAATCTGTCACGTTTCCCTCTCCACATTGATTAAAAACAACTCAAATCCGTAATGCCAACTTTCTTTTGTCCCTTGCGCTAACAGGTATAAAACGCAATTATTCGGGTGTATTCGCACTGCTGTTACGACGCGCTCTAATTGCTCTGTATCGGTTTTCAGCGTTACCGTATCACCGATGAAAGCGTCAAAGTCAAGGACGTAGGTTTTCATGCTTTTTTTTCGTATTTAGGGCAATAGTAGTATTCAAGCACTTCAATACGTAGCATGACGCTGTTGTTATTGTCTGATTTGTCTATTACGCTAACGGACGTGTTAGGGTGCATACATTTGCCGTAAGCATCTTTCCATGCGTCAGGTTCATACCACTTGCAATTTTTGCAGATTTCCATACGTCCCTCTTAAGAAATTCGTTTTCCCGCTCTTACCACACAGTGGCAATTGATACTATTTGCCGCCGAACCGGAAGCGGGGTGCAAAAGTTTTTCCCCGCCTACGTAGAAATAACCGTCATCCCCTTTCTTTTGCCCGTCCGCCGCAACGTGGGTTGCTCTGTCGGTTTTACCGCGCCCCGTATGCCGCCATACGCTTTCAAACTTATTCCGCCCGTGTGCCTTTACGACAATATCCCCGTTTGCAAATGTCGTGGTAGTTTGTGCAATCCTACTAACTTTGAAGGGGGAAAAATAGCCGTCCGAAACCTTGTCCAATGCCTTAAAGAGTTCCGCGCCGCGCAGTAGTGGCTGTCTTGCGATTTCCTGCTTTATCTTGCGCCGTAGGTTTTTTTCATCTTCGGTAAATCCCTCTACCATTTTACCCGTAGATTTCTTGACAGCCGTCGCAATATCCTTTTCGTAGTCTGTTAAATCGCGTTCCGAGTTCGGCAAATCCATATCCCTAAATGAATCCCTAAGGGCTGTTATAGCAATCTCGGATAAAGGTTGTCCGGCAAGATTAGTAAGAAACGCTATCCAATAATCTATATCGAATAGCGCAATGTCCGCTTTATACGCCCTACGTACCCGCTTTGCAACTTGCTTCCTAATCCCTGCAAAAGTTTGTCGGAGCGGGTTGTAAAGTAACCGCTCCGATTCTCTCATTTGCTTGACTGTGCGGTCGTCGTCGTCGGGAGTTGAATACCCACAAGATATAACCATTGTTCTCTGTCAATATCGCCGTTTTGCCGCCCAAATTCCAATTGTTGCGCGTAAATTGCTTCGTCTTTATAGACGTACTTTTCATGCTGAAAACCGATATTCGGAAACCATTGCCCGAAGTGTTTTGCCGCAACCGCTTCAAAGGAAGAAACTAACGGATACACGGCGTTTTTGTAGAAACGCTCGGTATTGTTTTGCCCGTTGGCGCGGTTTTCGTCCTCACCCGTCAGAAAAGCAAGCGGTATTTTGAACGACGCGGCAACTACTTTTCGTATTTCTTCGTCAGGATTAGAACCCGCTAATTGCGTTCCGGCGGTTGCCGACATGAGCGGTACGAGTTCCTTGCCTTCATCTAACACCGCAATAGGTTTATAAGCGGCCGGAAGCATGGCAGAAAGGCGGCTTCTAAACTCTTCCCAACTTCCGGCAAGGACAAAATCGCTATCGGCGGGGCTTGCGGGTAGTTCTTCGGGCGTTGTAATCACAAACGGCGGCGTTGCATCGGCGGAATAGTAATCATTCATAAACCGCGCCCGTTCTTCGTCATTCAGCACCCCGTTAGCGGCGGCAAGCAATTCGGCTGGCTGTCCGATTACCCAATTCTCATATTCTCGCTTAGACGGCACGAAACACCGCCAATGCAGTATTTCCGATGTTGGTAGTTTTATAGCCGCGCCGTCTCCGTTTAGGTACTCATAGTGCGAAACACTTGCGCCTTGCCGCCCCGAATTGAGAATTGCAGTTACATTAGTAGCGGGTAAAACGTACATAAAGAGCGGGCTTTTCGTGCCGCCTGTTGGTGTCCAAAGATAGGCATTCCCCCTGCTATCTCTCCACTTACACATTTGCTCTTTTATGTCGTACCAAGTCTGTGTATCGTTCGGGTTGTTAAAGAGATTTTCAATCAATGGTTCTTTTACTTCCTTGCCGTCCCTTACCGTTACTATCTCTGTTTCTGCAAAACCCGCCGCCCTCATATTGATACAGATCCCCGCCCAATTCCGTAACGCTGTTTCAAGCGGTATTGTTGAAACCCTCGAAACAACACGCGAAAAAGCCCCGCCGTAGGGGCTGATATACTGCGACGGCTTAGGCGTTGTCGGCTTTTCAGCCGCCGCCTTTGCCCTTATTTCGCGCCGGAATTGTTGTAGTTCTGTCATGTTAGTGTTGCTGTTACCAAGAAACGGTGAAAGCGTCTTTTATTAGTTCGCCGTCGCCATCGGTAGGGCTATTTGAAATACTAAATCCCGCTGTTATT